GAGAAGGTGGCGCCTTCCGACGTGACGGTACTGTTGCTGGGCGCCAGCGGCGGTTATCTGTGGTGGCAAATGCAGTCGCCTGTCTACACGCCAGACCCAGCTTTGGCGAGTGATCCGCTGGCGGCATCGATGGCCGATGCCACCTTGGCCTGTGGCAGCGTGCGCAACACCCCGGCGTTGATTTGGGCATAAAGGCCGGTTGCCAAAATCTGCACCAAGACGCCGGAGTCGGAAAAGCTGCCGTCTCGGGATACCGTGCCAAGTGCCCGGCTGCCCGCCGGGATGGTGTTGCTCCAGATGCGCCAATTACCGCCAAGGGTGACGGTAAGGCGGCCACGTTGGTTGTGTGTCATGGCCGCCACCTATTAGGACAGGTCTTTCAGCGCTGCCTCGACATACTGGCGGGAAGAAGTCTCGCGCCAGTCGGGCGCGTCAGTGGTGCCGTACAACTGAGAGAGCAAAGACGGTCCATCTGTTTCGAGGATGCGCACCGCTTCGCGGAGGTTTGCCATGGCGCGGTCTTTGGCCGTCCAGTCTGCGTTTTCGATGGCGGCAATCTCGGCTTCATGGCCGGTGATGGTGGTCTTGGTCATTTTCAGCTCCTACCCCTGATCTCCCGAGGCGCGGAAGGGAAGCAATCTGCATCCCATGAGTTGAATTATACACACCAAACAAAAGAACGCAAGAACTTTTTGCATTTATTTTTCGGTGGGTGCGGCCATCTGGCCAAGCCCTCTAACGCCCGAGCTAACGCGCGGCCGTAGGCCGTCGCGTTGAGCGAAGTGTTAGGGCTCTGGTGGAATGAAAGGACGATGGAATGCCTGAGAAGGTGGTGATTGGAAGCGCGGAACTCTGGCACGCTGACTGCCGCGAAGTGCTGCCGCTGCTGCCGCAGCACGACCTAGTGCTGACCGACCCGCCTTACGGGATTGGCTACGCGGCCAACCCGATAGTTGGTAAGGGCAAGAAGGCAAGCCAGATCGGCGCTGAAACCGTTGCACGCCGCACCCAAGTGGAAGGGCGCAACCCCGGCACCCTGCACGGCCTTTCACGCCGCGCTGACCTTGCTATCCCCCTTCACGCTGCGCACAACCTGGGCAAGAAGGAATCAACGCCGGACGCCATGGCGCGCAGGACAAAGCTGATGCGGAGTGCCATCTGATGGACTATGCATCGTTCATCGCTGCGAAAAAGCATACATCCGGCGACTTTGGATTTTCTCCGACATGGATGCCCGAATGCGCGTTTGATTTTCAAGAACACATCATCACTAAGGCGGTTCGCAAAGGGCGCATCGGCGTTTTTGCCGATACCGGGCTGGGCAAGACCTTGATGCAGGTCGCTATTGCCGAAAACGTCATTCGGCACACCAACAAGCGCGTCCTGATTCTCACACCCTTGGCCGTGGCTTTCCAGTTCATTGACGAGGCCAACCGCATTGGCGTGCATGACATTGGACACAGCAAAGACGGCAAGCTGAATAGCAAGATCGTTGTATGCAACTACGAGCGGTTGCACTTGCTGAACCCGGACGATTTCATTTGCGTGATGCTTGACGAATCAAGCATCCTGAAAAACTTTACTGGGAAGACGCGGGACCAGATCGTTGCATTCATCAAGCGTGTGCCCTATCGCTTTCTGGCAACTGCAACACCAAGCCCGAACGACTTTATCGAACTTGGCAACAGTTCAGAGGCGCTTGGCTACATGGGCTACATGGACATGCTGACCAAGTTTTTTAAGTCCAACCAGGGAAGCGTGGACAGCAACAACCGCAACATCGGCGAGAAGTTCTATCTCAAGCCGCACGCAGAGCGCGATTTCTTTGCGTGGGTCAATCAGTGGTCAGTGATGGTCAAGCGTCCGAGTGATTTGGGATTTTCCAACGAGGGCTACGAACTTCCTGCTTTGCACGTAAAAAAACACGTTGTCCACAACGATAAGTCATTGTGTGTGGACGACCAGCAATCACTGTTTGCAATGCCTGCCCAGCGACTTACAGAAGTGCGTGAGGAGCAGAAACTGACCGTTGCCGAACGCTGCGAAAAAGCTATTGCGCTGGCAGCGGGCAAGACCTCGGTTTACTGGTGCAACCTGAACGAAGAAAGCGCCCTTTTGAAGACGATGGATAAGGACGCCATTGAAATCATCGGCGGCATGTCAATTGACCAGAAAGAGGAAATCCTTGTCGGCTTTGCCCGTGGTCAGGTGAAGCGACTGATTACCAAAGCCAAGATGACGAGCATGGGCCTGAACTGGCAGCACTGCAATCACACGGTCTTTTTTCCAACGTTCAGCTACGAACAGTACTACCAAGCCATTCGCAGATTCTGGCGGTTTGGCCAACGCTCCGAGGTCACATGCGACATGGTGATTTCTGAGGGCCAAGAGAGGGTTATGGAAGCCCTTGAGCAAAAGACGCAGAAGGCTATTGAACTGTACGAAAACCTTGTCGCAGCAGCGAATCAGGACTTCAGTTTTTCCGCCAAAGAATTCACCAAATCAATCCAACTTCCGGAGTTCATGCAATGAATGCAAAAGACCAGATCATTACGCCGCAATACGCGATCTATAACAGCGATTGCATGCTGGTGATGCCGGAATTGAAAGACAACTCGGTTGACTTGTCGGTGTATTCGCCGCCTTTTGCCGGCCTGTACAACTACTCCAGCAGCGAGCGCGATTTCAGCAACTGCGAGAACAAAGAGCAGTTCCTGGAACAGTACGAGTTTTTGATCGCACAGATTGCGCGCGTCACCAAGCCTGGGCGCATCACAGCCGTTCACTGTACCGATGTGTTTGACAACTCATGCCGCCTGTGGGACTTCCCGCATGAAATTATCCGGCTGCACGAAAAGTACGGTTTTGAGTATCGCAACCGCATCACGATCTGGAAAGAGCCGCTGAAGGTGCGGATGCGCACCATGGTCAAGAGCCTGATGCACAAGCTGATCGTAGAGGACTCGACGCAGTGTTTTACAGCCATGCCGGACTACATGCTGATTCTGACCAAGAAGGGCGAGAACGCTGTTCCTGTGACCCATGCTCAAGGGCTTACCCGGTACTTTGGCGCCACTCCCATCCTGCCCAACATCTTGCAGGCTTTCAACAACGCAAACGAAAGCCGATTCACCGCCGATGAGCTTTGGGAGTACCTGAAAAACACCTACGCCGATCACGCGGACCCGAAATCAAACAAGCTGTCGCATTACATCTGGCAGCGTTACGCCTCTAGCGTGTGGGATGACATTCGCATTGACAACGTGCTGCCATTCCGTGACAGCCGCGAAGAAGACGACGAAAAGCACGTTCACCCGCTGCAACTGGATGTGATCGACCGCATTGTTGAGCTTTATAGCAACCCAGGCGAGATCGTTCTGACCCCGTTCATGGGTGTTGGCTCCGAGGTCTATAGCCCCGTTTCGATGGGCCGCAAGGCTATCGGCATCGAGCTGAAAGACAGCTATTTCAAGCAAGCCAAGATCAATCTGTCGCTCGCTGAAAAGCGGTTTGAAGGCGAGGGGGCTTTCAAGCAGGAATCACTGATTGAGGAAGAAGATGTGATGGAGGCCGCATGACCTCTTTTGCGCATCAACTGGCCCCCGCCAAGAAGTCCCCCACCACCACAGTAAACGAGGCTGGCAGGGGTAACGGTCAGCCGGGCGGGCAACTGGATGTAGGCGCCGGCCTATCTGACGCCGAACTGATCCGCCATGTGCAGGACTGCGGCCGTCACATGTTGGCCCATTACGAACGCTTTGAGACGCTGGGCGACCCGGCAGACCGTGAAGCAGCCCAGCACTGGCTGAAGGCCCAGAACGAGGCCCAGGCCGCGCTGAGCGATGCAGGCAAGGCCGAGCGTGAGGCTGAGATTCAGCGGGCTATTGATGACGGCGTGGGGTTCTTTGCTGCCCGCGGTGCGGCTGACCGGGAAAGGCTGGTTGCGTGACCAAAAAGGCTGATACGTGGATGCCGCTGTACGTCGGGGAATACCTGGCGGACACGACCAACCTGAACACCGAGCAGCACGGCGCCTATTGCCTGATGCTCATGGCCGCATGGAAGCGGGGCGGCACGCTACCCAATGACGACTCCCAACTGGCGAGCATCACGAAGCTGTCGCCTGGCCGCTGGAAGGCCCACCGCGCAATCCTGGTTGAATTCTTCGAGGCCAAGGACGACACGCTGATTCACAAGCGCGTCACGCATGAGCGGATCAAGGCCCAAGCCATCAGCGAAGGCAAGAAGGAATCGGGGGCTGCCGGGGCTGCTGCACGCTGGAATATTGATGACGAAAAGATGCCGGATGCTTTGGCATCTGCTATGCCAAATGCTATAGCAAATGCCATCACACATGCTGTAGCAAACGGGGTGGCGAATGAGTCGCAAACGGATGCACCGTCACCTTCACCTTTACCTATAACTACAGTAGCTAAAGCTACTGTGTCGGCCAAGCCGACGATCCCGCACTGCCCGCATGTGGTCTTGATCGACCTGTTCGGCAAACACCTCCCCGAGCTACCGCAGCCCAAGCCCGAACTCTGGGACGGCAAGAACGCGCAGGCCATGCGCTCCCGCTGGAAGTGGCTTTTGACGGCAACGAAACGATCCGGCGAGCGGTATGCCACGACCGAAGCTGAGGCTGTGGACTGGTTCGATCGTTTTTTTGGCTACGTGGCCAAGTCCGATTTCCTGACCGGGCGCAGCGGGCGCTGGATGAACTGCGACCTGGGCTGGCTGATGAACCAGTCCAATTTCGCGAAGGTCGTGCAGGGCAACTACGAAAACAAGGAGGCTGCCCATGCGCCGCGATGACGAGGTGGCAACCCTGCGCGAGCCTCCGCACAGCATCGAGGCTGAATCTGGCGTCCTGGGCGGCATGCTGCTGGACCGTGAGGCCATCAACCGCGTGCCCGGTCTGTCGGCCGATGAGTTCTACCGGCCCGAGCACAAGCTGATTTTTACGGCCATTCGCCAGCTTGCGTCAGCCGGTCAACCCTGCGACGTGGTGACGGTCTTTGACCGCCTGGCCGACAAGGCAGAGCAGGCCGGGGGGCTGATATACCTGAACTCGCTGGCGCAGTACGTGCCCAGCGCGGCGAACATCCGGCGCTATGCCGAAATCGTGCGTGAGCGCGCTGTGCTGCGCAAGCTGGCCGCCGCGGCTGATGAAATCGCCACCAGCGCATTCAACCCGCAGGGCAGGCCTGTGGAAAAGCTGGTTGACGAAGCGCAGATGCTGCTGGCGAAGCTGGCCGAAGTGAAGGCCAAGCGCGAACCGCAGCACATCAACCAATCGCTGGCGGAATACCTGGCGCTGCTGCAGGACCTGAGCGAAGGCAAGAACCCCGCGCTGTCCACCGGCATCGCAGGGCTGGACCGGCTGCTGAACGGTGGAGGCCGGCGCGGCGAGGTGATGGTGCTGGGGGCACGTCCGAAGCACGGCAAAACAGCCGTAGCGCTGGCCCTGGCCCGCAACTTCGCGCGGCGCTACAGCGTCCTGTTCATCAGTCAGGAAATGCCAGTATCGCAGCTGATGCACCGGCACACCGCCGCCATGGGCAGCGTGGACCTGGGCCGCATCCTGCGCGCCGATGCCAGCGATTCGGGCATGTGGGAATGCGTGAATGAGGCCGCACGCCGGCTGGGTGAACTGAACCTGGTGCATGACGACCAATCCGCGCAGAGCCTGCTGGACATCCGCCGCAAAGCGATGCAGGTCAAACGGCAGTACGGGCTGGACGTGCTGTTCGTTGACTTCCTGCAGCTGATGCAGGGCGCTGGCGAAGACAACCGAAACCGGGAGCTGGACGTGATCGTCAACGGCATCAAGGCCCTGGCGATGGATCTGGGTATTTTCGTGGTGGTGCTATCGCAGATGAGCCGCAAGGCCGATGAGACGTACCACGCGCCCACGATGACATACCTGCGCGACTCAGGCGCCATCGAGGCGGCAGCCGACCAGATCGCGCTGCTGTTCACCGACCACGCGCACCCCATGAGCCCGAAGGATGACAACTTCCGCGGCTATTCGCAGCTGGAAATCGTTGCCCACCGCAACGGGCCGACCGGCCTTGTCCCGTTGAACTTTGACGGGCAGTACCAGCAGGTAGGCGATTGGGATCAACCCGTGCCTGTGCGACACACCAAGCAACTTTCGAGAGGCATGCCCTCATGACCATCCACTTCCACATCCCCGGCCAGCCCGTGGGCAAAGGACGCCCGCGCATCGGCAAG